AAGAAACGTACCGGGTGGGGGCCCAAGAGCGGTCTCACCTACCAGCAATCCCCGCAATGGCGGAAGATTCGACTCGACGTTCTCAAGGCAGCCGGTTTTCAGTGCATGGCGACCAACGCCGTGACAGGACAGCGCTGTACAGCCAAGGCGACCGACGTAGACCACATCAACGGGCCGAGCAACGACCCGAGCAACCTCGCTGCGCTGTGCGGGCACCACCACAGGCGCAAAACCAGCGCGGAGACTGCCCGGAAGAACCGAGAGAGCCTGCAGAAGCTTAGGCGAATGTCGGGACAGACGGTCCGAGGTCTGGGCGGGCGAGAAATCCTCCGCAAGGACGCCCCGATAGGCGCTCGCATCGACTGGAGTAAGTACAAGGCTTCGGGTAAACTTGGAAACGCTAACGGTAGGGGTACCGAAAGCGACTAGGGAAATAACGGGAGAGCCACCCATGAGCAGACGTTCATAGGTGGCTTTTCTGTACCCTCCGAACCGGGGGTTGGCGACTAACTTCTATATAAACTTTCCGTACGCGCGAGGTTTAGGGTCACTTTAGGGACAAACACCTAGTCAGAGCGTTTTGACCCTAAAACCTTCAAGTAGATTTTTAGCGTCACTTTAGGGTCAGTTTAGCGTCATTGACCCTTAATTTAGAGTCAGCGGAGAGGTAGCTCACGTGGAAAATAGAGGCAATGTGACCCCCGCCACAAGAGCCCAAATCGACACCCAAAAAGGGGCCGAAAATGTGTGAGCTGTCTCTCCAAAAATCAAAAGTTTAGGGTCAGTGACCCTAAAATGACCCTAAATGACGCTAAGAAAAATTTAGGGTCATCCCTTGTAAATAAAGGGAAGTGGCGCTCAATGACCCTCGATCTAAAAAATATATATACTTTTCTGGCGAGAGCGTCAGAAAGGACCCCCAAAACCATGAACAGGACACCCCTCGAAAAGGACGTCGAAAAGTACCTCAGCAAGCAGTGCATCAAGCGTCGCTGGCTCAGCTACAAATTCATCTCCTCCGAGACGGGAGTGCCTGACCGAATCGTCATCCTCCCCGGAGGCGAGGTCTGGTTCCTCGAAATCAAGCGCGCACGAGGCGGCCGCGTCTCGGCCCGCCAGAAGTACGTCATCAACAAACTAACCACCATCGGAGCGAACGTCGCCGTGCTCTACGGACACGAGGGCGTGACGCAATGGCTCGCGGAGCGAGACCGCAGCTGACCACACGAAAGGACTCACCATGACTACCGACCCTATTCTCAAGCTGCGCTCCTACCAGCTGGAGGCAGTAGACTTCCTCCACCGCCCCGGCAAGGGCAAGGCTCTCTTCCTCGATATGGGTCTGGGCAAGACCGCAACCTGCCTGTGCGCCCTCACCCGCGACCACCTGCCCGCCCTCGTCGTCGCCCCGAAGCGCGTTGCCGAGTTCACCTGGGCCGCCGAGCGCGACATCTGGGCACCGCACCTGTCCGTCACCGTCGTGAAGGGTACCCCGCAGAAGCGAGCCGCCGCGCTCGCCGTGGACGCTGACCTGACCGTCATCTCCCGAGAGAACCTGGCTGAGGCCGCACAGAAGGCTGCCTCCGGCTATTTCAAGACCCTCATTATTGACGAGCTCTCCGGCTACAAAAACCAAGCCACGCAGCGTTTCAAGGGGGCCTCCATGATTACGCCCTTCGTCCAGCACGTGTGGGGTCTGACCGGCACGCCCACCCCGAAGGGACTGCTCGACCTGTACTCCCAGATCAAGCTACTCGACGGTGGCCTGGCTCTGGGCCGCACGCTGACCGCCTACCGTGAGCGCTTCTTCCTCCCGTCCCAGCGCTTCGGCAACTTCACCCAGTGGCTCCCCAAGGCTGGAGCCGATACGAAGGTGTACAAAGCGATCGAGCATCTGGTGCTCTCGCAGGGCACGGAGGGTCGCGTCGAGCTTCCCGAGGTCACCTACGTGACACACCCGGTGCGCATGACTGCTTCTGCTGTGAAGGCCTACAAGAAGATGCGAGACGAGATGAGCGTGTGGCTCGCCTCGGAGGGCGAGGAGATTACCGCCCAGAACGCCGCTGTAGCCTCTGGTAAGCTCTCACAGATCACAAGTGGCTTCCTGTACCAGGAAGCCGACATCGACGCTCCTGAGAGCGCTGAGCGCCCGTTCAAGCAGCTTCACCGCTCCAAGCTCGACAAGCTGGAGGACTTGGTGGAAGCCGCCAATGGCTCCCCGGTGCTGGTCTTCTACCGCTTCGCCGCCGAATTGCAGATGCTCAAGGCGCACCCGAAGCTCGGCCCGCTGGTGAGCACCGTCAAGGACAAGGACTTCGTGGACCGCTGGAACAATGGTGAGATTCCCATCCTCGCCGCGCACCCCGAGTCAATTGGTCACGGTCTGAACTTGCAGAAGGGCGGCCACATCGCCGTCTGGCTCTCCCTGCCCTGGAGCAGTGAGGCGTGGTTGCAGTCCAATAAGCGCCTTCACCGCAGCGGACAGGAGCACCCTGTGACTATTCACATTCTTGAGGTTCCGAACTCAATTGACGAGCACGTTTACGCCCGCCTGACCGATAAGGTGGACGCACAGCAGGCGCTCCTGGACTACCTCAAGAAGAAAGACGACGCGCCGGGTGTGTAGAATGGGCACACAGCGAAAAACCCCCGGAGCTAAAAACTCCGGGGGCGTAACTAACCACTGAAAAAAGTGACTCAACATCGACTTAGGAGCAATAGTACCATGTCAGTGCTGTCCCCAACAACACTCACCACCGCCTCAGACATCCGCACCGAGAAGCGCTTCCCCGTCGAGTTCGCACAGGGTACCAGCGCCAGCACCACCGCCCTGCAGTACAGCATTGAGGACTTCCTCGTCATGCTGGCAAACCCCGGCACAAAGAAGAACGCCCGGTCATACCTCCCCGGTGAGCTGCGTGGGCACCACCGAAGCGGGGATAACGTCGTCGGTCGTAGCGTCATCACGCTTGACTTGGACGGTGCCTCAGACGGCGGATTCACGAGCCTGCTGAGCTACCTGAGCGACGTGGCGGTGCTCTGGCACACGACCTACTCGCACTCGGAGCATAAGCCCTCGTACCGGGTGCTCATTCCGCTGGATGAGCAGGTCTCCCCGGACGTGTACGCCCGTATCGTGCGTGAAATCATGCGCGCTGTTCCCCAAGCGTCCATCGACGCGGCCAGCGCAACCCCCAGTCAGATTATGTTCACCCCCGCGGCCAAAGACCCGAGCCTGTACGAGTGGGGTAGCGAGCTGGGACGCCCCTTAGCCTCCGGTTCGTTGTTCCAGGGCGCGCCGGACTCTCCGGGCGACGTAGTATCGCTTGGACGAGTGCGCAAGAAGGACCCGCTGACACTCCGGGGCATCGCCGGGGAGTTTTGCAGGCTCTATCAAGACCTGGATGAGCTAATCGAGGTGTTTGGGCTGCCCTACGAACGTGTCGGGAGCCGCTTCCGCTACACCAAGGCCGATAAGAGCTCCGCTCCGGGCATGAGCCCCTTCCCGGACGCTCCTCTGCTGTACTTCTCGAATCATAGGAGCGACCCGGCCAGCGGGCGAGCGCAGAACGCCTTCGATTTGGTGCGAATCCATAAGTTCGGGCACCTTGACGCGGGCTACGAGGGCGCAATCATTCACTCCCCGTCCGCCCGTGCCATGAAGAACTTCCTGAGCAGTCATGCAGGCTTCGCGGCGCGCCGGGCAGCTGATGCCTACGAACAGGTGGTCCGCCCGGAGGTGGCGGGCAGCCCTCTGACAGGTGGGGAGGTTGTCTCAACCCTCACTGAGGAGCCTGAGCACGAACCGGAGCTTGCCAATGCAGAAGACTCATCAGATATTGAGACTGACTGGACGCACCGGCTGATACGCCACGATAAGACCTTGCAGGTCGAGGATCGCATCGAGAATTACGACCTCATCTTCGAGAACGACCCCGTATTCAAGTCTTTGTGGTGGAATGTTCGCGGCGACTACGAAGCAATCATGCCCGAGAATTACGATTTGCGCGACGGTAGCCCGCCGCAGGTGAACAACGCCGACGTAAGCGGCCTGAAAGACCATATCGAGCGGCGGTACCAGATCAGGCGCGTCACTCGCCAGCGTGTAGATGACCTTCTCGGGCGTGTGCGCCGCGAACGACGCATCGACCCGGTTAAGAAGTACCTGCAGAGCCTGTCGTGGGACGGCGTACCGAGGCTGGAGACCTGCCTACCCGGTGTGGAGGACACCCCGTATACCCGCATGGTCGCTAAGCGCGCCCTGCTCGGAGCAGTGGCGCGGGCGTTCAAGCCCGGATGCAAGGTGGACCAGTCCCTTATCCTTTACGGCGGGCAGGGCGTCGGCAAGACCACCTGGATTGAGCGCATGGCACGCGGATACACCGCCAGCTTGGGCGACATCCAGAACAAGGACACGCTGATCTCAGCGTCACGCTCGTGGATTATGGTGTCGGATGAAGGTCACGCCCTCAACAACGCCGACTTCAACGAGCTCAAGGACTTCTTGACGCGCCAGCGAGACGTTTACCGACTGCCGTATGACCGCTCAGCTACTGAGGTACCCCGCCGGTGGGTCGTATGGGGCACCACCAACGACCCGATGATGCTAAGGGAACGCGACGGTAACCGCCGCTTCCTCATCGTGGACGTGCTGGAGCAGATGGACTTCGATAAGTACACCCCCGAGTACGTCGATCAAGTCTGGGCAGAGGCCGTGCATCTCTACCAGTCGGGGGAGAGCCCCGTGCTGTCCCCGGAGGAGGAGCAGCTGGCCGAGGATGCCCGAAGGTCGCACACGATGGAGGACAACCTGGTTGCCCTCATCTCCGAGGGCCTGGACATGCCTGTGCCCGAGGATTGGGAGCGTATGCCTATGTCCGAGCGCCTTGTCTGGTTGCAGGAGCGCGACTACAGCGAACGCACTACCAAGCCCGCCTCGAAACCCCGTTCCTTCCTCACTCCCGCCGCTGTGTGGGTCGAGATTATGCGCAAGGGGCTGCCCGATATGTCCCTGCGCGACCAAAACCGCATTACCTCGGCGCTGGTCAGCCTCACTCGCAAGGGTGTGCTGGTCCAGGAAGAACAAAGGCAGCGTGTCAGTTGCTACGGCTATCAGCCGGTCTTCCGCGTGGCCTACCAGGAAGATGTGTAGGCTATCTCACCAATGCCTGCTTGAAGCGGGTGCGGCTTCCGTGCAATACTGGAGTCACACCCGCTCCGGCGGGCTCTACATGAAAGGAAAAGTGAATCATGACTCCCCTCAACTCTGAGGCAAGCGCCGCCGCCATGACGGACGCGGCCACTATCATCATCAAGGAGTTGCAGACCATCGCCGCCTCCTTGGAGGATTTGACGAAGCGCGTCGAAGCGCTTGAAAGCGGTGGCACCCCCACTCGAGAAGTCACCTTCGAGCAGATGCGAGCCGCCGTCCAAGAGCTGCAGGACCTCGCCGGAGCGCAGGCGCTACCGCTCGTGCAGACCGTGCTCTCCACCCGAGGCTTCTCTCGGGTATCGGAAGTTCCGGTAGCAGACCGCGCCGACATCCTGCGCAAGCTGGAGCGCGAGATCGAGAACCGAAAGAATGGCGCGGATGCCTGACGTCCACGCCAAGCTGTCCCCCTCCTCCAGCCACCGCTGGCTCAACTGCACGAAGTCCTTCGACCTTATCGAGTCGGCTAAGGTGCCCGAGCAGACAGCAGGTCTGGCGGCTGAGGAGGGAACTCTAGCCCACGCCGTGCTAGAGAATCTGATGAAGCAGGCACTCGGTAAAGTCTCTGCCGCGGAGTTCAAGGCAGAGCGCAAGCGCCTAGCCGAGGAAGCCGAGAAGCTTCTCGGGCGACCGGCAATTTCCGAGATGGAGAAGTTCGCCTCCGGGCAGGTCGAGTTCATCCTCGACCTTCTCCGGGACGACCCGAACGCGCTCGTGATGATTGAACAGCGAGTCTTCGTCACCGAGCAGTGCTTCGGAACCGCCGATGCGATCGTCGTCAGTGGCACCACCCTGTACGTTATCGACTATAAGTATGGTGCTGGAATCCCGGTGAACGCTGTGGAGAATCCGCAGTTGCTCCTCTACGGAGCGGGCGCTTTGCGCTTCTGGGAGTTGGTCTACGACATCCAGCAGGTCGAGCTCCACATCTTCCAGCCCCGTCTGCATAGCCACAGCGAGTTTCGTCTGTCCGCAGACGAGCTGCGTAGCTGGGTGGACACGAAGGTGCTACCCGCTATTGATGAGATCAATTCCTCCACAGGCTCGTTCTGTCCGAGCGATAAGATTTGCCAATGGTGCCCCGCCAAGGCAGTCTGCTCGGCGCGAGCGAACGCTATGTGGGGATTCCTACTCCAGGAAGGAGTGCTGACCGATGACTGATGCCCCGGTCCTTGCACCCGTTGGCGAGCTGACTGTCGAGCAGCTTGCTATGGTCGCCCTGAACTCCAAGGCGATTAAGAAATGGCTTACCGACGTTGAGGAGCATGTGCTCACCCAGGCGTATGACCACGGGGTGAAGTTCCCCGGACTTAAGGTCGTGCGCGGTTCCTCGCGACGAACCATCCCCGACCCCGAAGGCTTCCTCCGTGCCCTTGAAGAAGGCGGAGTGAGCACCGACGGGTTGAGCCAGACGATCGTGAAGCTGGAGACTATCAGCAACCTTGAGAAGAAGCTCGGGGTCAAGCTGGAAGACACTCCGGCAAGCGAGTTCGTCACCAAGACCACCGGAAAGCTCGCTGTCGTTCCTGAGAGCGATAAGCGTCCGGCAGAAATCAAGGCTGAGGCAGCCGCCTCAGCCTACGAAAACCTTACTATCTAACCACTGAAAGGAAACCAATCCAAATGGCTACCACCGCAATTACCCTTGGCCGCGTCCGCTTCTCTTACGTCAAGCTCAAGGACCCCTTCCGTCACCCCGACGGCGGTTCTCGCGAGTACGTCCCGCAGGCTGTCGTGGACCGCATCATCGCGGAGCAGGGCAAGGACAGCCCGGAGATCAGGGATCTCCAGTACAGCATCAACCTGATTATCGGCAAGGATGACAAGCTGCCCGGCACTGACAAGACGCTTATGGAGGCTCTGGGAGAGAAGGTTTCTGACGCGATTACCGAAGCTGTTGCGGCTAAGCGTCTCCCGGAAAACCTGGGCGACAAGCTCCGCGAACACTGGCTCGACCGCACCGCTTTGTACCTCGCTTCGGACGGTAAGCTCAAGACCACCATCCGAGACAGCGACGTTCATGGCGATGAGCCTACTCCGGCACACCTGGTGAACACGTACAACTTCAATGTGTCCCCCAAGGCTAAGCAGGGTCGTGTTCCCACCTTCAAGTGGGGGGTAAACCCGACCACCAACAAGCAGGGCGCGGTGCCCGTAGATGTCGATGAGATCCACTCCGGCGATTACGGCTTTGTTGAACTGGTACCCTACATCTTCAACAACAAGGGCTCCATCGGTCTGACCTTCTTCGTGAACTCGATTCTCAAGACTCAGGACGGCGAGCGCCTGGACGGTACCCGCGACGCGGGCGCAGCCTTCGAGGGTCTGGGCGACTACATGGCAGAGGTAGCGGACGAGGGCGCGTCGGAGTTCTCGGCGGCTCCTGCCGAGTCGATTGACGACGTGCTGTAGACTGTAACTATTCCACACTAACCCCCGGCACGGTTTCTACCCACGTGCCGGGGGTTTCCTCTAGGAGACTTACATGGAAACACTGATGTTCATCGACTTCGAGACGTACTCTTCGGTGAACCTGCGCGACTGCGGCGCGTACCCGTACATGGCCTCGCCTGACTTCTCCCCGCTCATCATGACGTACCGCTATGGAGTGGACGGTCAGACGAAGATCGCTCAGGGCGAGGCTGAGATCAAGTGGGCTCTACGCGGGCTGAATGAACGCGAACACGTCACCTTCGTCGCGCACAACGCGAACTTCGAGCGCCTGGTGCTCTCTCGCATCTTCGACTACGCGCCGGGCACCTTCATCCCCCCGGAGCGCTTCATCGACACTATGGCGATGGGTCGCTCTCTGGGCTTCCCCGGCAGCCTTGCTGACCTGTCCCGTGCCCTGCATGTGGAGGAGAAGGACTCAGCGGGCACCGCCCTCATCCAAATGTTCTGCGTTCCCAGCAAGAAGACTGGACGCGCGGCGACCCCCGAGGAGCGACCCGAAGAGTGGGCGGCGTTCTGCCGTTACGCTGCCCAGGACGTCGATACGATGGTCGAGGTCTACCAGGCGCTTATTACCCGCTACGGAGGCTTCCCCAAGGGGGAGCGCGAGGTGTGGAACGCTGACCAGCGCATCAACGACCGGGGAATCCTCGTAGATGCGGAGCTGGCGGTTCGGTGTATGGACATCGCCGCTGTCGTCAAGGACTTGCACCTGCAGCGTATGGGTGTCATTTCAGGGCTTGCCAACCCGAACTCGACCGCTCAGGTTTTGGCCTGGGTGAACCGCCGCCTGGTTGAGGCGGGCGTGATGGATGACCAGAACGACCTGCCGGTGTTCAAGGACACGGGCGCTCCGCTCAAGAGCGTAGACAAAGCGTCCGTGGCGTACCTGCTGTCCCGAACCGACCTGCCGCGAGACGTGCGCACCTTCCTTGAAGAGCGCGCCGCCTCCAATGCGTCGAGCGTCGCGAAGTTCAAGGCGATGACGAACCGACTCGGCGTGGGTAATCGCGTTCGCGGCACTATCCAGTACTTCGGCGCGCACACCGGGCGATGGGCTGGGCGCGGTGTCCAGTTGCAGAATCTCCCGAGCGTCACAGCTGGCGACGACGAGGCGACGCAGGCGTTCGTGGACCGCGTGATGAACGAGCCTGCCGAGAATTTCAGTATCTCGGAACTCAAGCCGCTCATTCGCGGCGCGCTCATGGCACCATCAGGGCAGACCCTCACCGTCTGTGACTACAGCGCGATTGAAGCGCGCGTGCTGGCGTGGCTCGCCGGTGAGGAGTGGGTGCTCGAAGCGTTCCGAGCGGGTCGAGACATCTACATCGAGACTGCTGCCCGAATGTTCCATGTGCCCTATGATGAGGCGAAGCCCCTGCGTAAGAAGGGTAAGGTTGCAGTCCTCGCGCTGGGCTACGGCGGTGGCATCAACGCGCTCAAGGCGATGGGTGCAGAGGGCACCGACGCGGAGCTTGAAGAGATCAAGCAGACGTACCGCGCGGCTAACCCGCGCATCGCTAAATTCTGGGCTGATATGGACCGCGCGATGCGTAACCGCTCCGGGCGAGTCGGTGAGTACATCACCGTCCACCCGAAGGCTAACGGTCTGGTCACAATCAAGCTGCCCAGTGGCCGCGAGCTGCTCTACCACAAGCTACACTTCCGCACCGTCTCCAAGTTCGATAAGGAAGTGGAGGCTCTGCACTTCCTCGACCCTAAGAGCCACCGAGCCGTCATCCCCACCTACGGTGGACGACTAACCGAGAACGTGACGCAGGCGGTAGCCCGCGACGTTCTAGCTCATGCTCTGGTGAACCTCGATAAGGAGAACGTCGCGGTCGTCGCGCACGTTCACGATGAGGTCATTGCCGAAGGCGGGGTAACCGTGGAGCGAATGAAGGAGCTGATGGGCGCAGGAGTTGGCAACCCGCTCGCCCCGCCCTGGGCTGATGGTCTGCCGCTCGCGGCAGAAGGCTACTACTGCGCGCGCTACCGGAAGGAGTAAGGATGCGTCACGTATCTGTCCCCGCGCCACGAACACCGCCGCCGATACCGCGACCTGCCCGGTGCGTCTCGTGCCGGGTGCCGTGGGAGACAATCAACCCCCGGTGCGAGACATGCATCCACCGTGCGTACAAGGCAACGCTCGACCTCATCGAGGCACTAACATGGGATTACGGGTACAACTACTCGGAGCAGTTGGAGCTGACCGGGGAGGTATCCAAGAGCATTATCGAGAAAGGAATCCTGAACATGGAAGTAGAAGCACCACGCGCTGATCTGGCGATTGATCCGGTAACCCCCAACCATTACAACCCCATCTTCTCCGTGGACTTGGAGAAGCACATCAACAAAATGCCGTACTTCGCAGGCGCGGCGCTCAAGTATTTGTGGCGCGCGCCGAGCAAGAACGGCGTGGAGGATTTGGACAAGGCTCGCAAGTGCCTACAGCTCCACCTACAGTATGCGATGTGGACTCGTGAGCGCCCGACTCCGGGTGTTGCTGGGCTCGTCGTTGAGATGGAGCGTGAGTGGGATAGGTACCTTACGGATGATAAGGTGTACCCGCTTCGCAAGGCTCAGCTTCGAGCACTGCTGACCGCCGCGAAGTGGCTTGCCGGGCATGATGCGGAGCCTAGCCAGGCGATCAACGAATACCAAGCCGCTCTTCGGGGCGCATAGCAAAACCCCCTCACACTGACAGCTACGAGTGTGAGGGGGTTCCTCTACATGAAAGGCGTAGGAGCCTTCCGAAATAGTATAGCAGAGTGGCTATACCTGTATGATGACGGGTGCTGTACTCATGGAGTGCTGCCCGTCGCACCTGCGCAGGTGGGGGCTTACGCCCCTGCTGCACTTAGTATATCAGAGCTGCGGCTCGGTGGGTTCCTTCGCTTCGCTCAGGACGCCCTGAACCTCAGTGCCGTGGTCCGACTCCGCAAGCGGGTTAGCCGGGGCGGGTGCCTCCATCAGTGCGGCGACGACAGCCGCCGCCACCTTGTCGAGGCTAGGCTCCTCCGGCGCAGTCTTGACGTTGCGAATAGCCATAATCATACCGCCGATGTTCGGCAGCAGCACCACGAGAAGTGCCACCCACAGGTCTGCCTTGTCAGGGGTGATGATGCCGTAGGCTACTGCGAGCGCAGAGATTGCGGTAATCACGCCATAGCTGGCTAGACGCTTACCCGCGTTCACGTCGTAGTTCTTGTTCATAATTTCCTTCCTAGTTGAAGAAGCCCGAGCCCCACGTAGTGTCGTTCCGACCGTCGTCGGGACCGACAGCCACGAAGCGTCGCTGACCGCTGTAGGATATGTAGCTGATCCAGGCGTAGCCGTTCGCGAGAACGTAGGAGTCGTAGCGAATGGGGGACCAAGGCTGGTACTTCGCCACAGCAGGGCTGTTCGGGTCAAGGTCGCGGCTGACCTCCAGAGTGCGGTCCGGGTAGAACACGCCATTCATCGCGATACGACGGGGTGCTGCAGGAGCCGCCGGAGCCACGGATGCCGCACGGGGGGCAGGAGCCGGTTCATTGACTGAGCCGCCGTTACCGCCCGCGTGTGCCTGTACACGCTCCATGAAGAAGTCCCACGGGAAGTTGGGGCCAGGGTCGCTGTGGTCGGTCTCGCGGAAGACTCGTGCCAGGGATGCATGGGTGGTGATACCCGCCTCGCCTCGGGCAACCTGCTCATCGGACAGGACACGCACGGGGATGCCGTGGCGCTTG